ACCGAATATCGTTTGTCGGTGTATTCATGAACAGGTTTATTTTTCATTTTTCTTATCCTCTTTTCTTTGAAAGAAAGGAATTTTAAAATCGTGATCTCCTTTGTGTCTTTCTCTTAAGATTTTAATGATATGCTCGAATGTATATTTCATGCTTCTACCCTTTCACATTTAATGTTTAATGTTCCAGCAACATCTGAAAATTCATCATGAAGCTGCTCCATTCGTTGTTCACACATTTGCTGATTGTGAAATTCTTTTTCTGTAAAAAAGACACACTCCGTCATGCCGTCGTTTGGTAAACAAATGTTTAATAATAATATAATCTTTTCCATTACTCTTCCCTTTCTTTTTTTACTATTTGTCTTTCTATATATTTAAGCCCCGGCAACACTGTTCCCTCATGCTCCACTCCCATTCTTTCCACGACATCAACAATGGTGTGTATCGTTAAAGGATAAGGTAGCCTTGCTACAAAAGAATCTTCTTTGATAACTTTGCGCTTTTTGGGTTTCTTAAATTCTATTACTTTCTCCATAATATCCTTTCTCTTACGGATTAAACAATTCGTCGAAGGTAAGTTCTTTTGCTTCTTCTTCATCACTAAAGAAAACATCAATGTAATTGTTTTTATTCTCTTTGATGTAGTCTTGCATGCTTGGTAGGATCTTATCTTTATCCCCGATAAAGGTTTTAGCTGTGAGCTTACCACTATCTTTTATAATGACTTTAATTGTTATGTCCATTTCTATGGGAGAATATATAGTAATAGGAAGCCATGGTCAATAGCTAAGTAATAGTAAAGGAGGGAATATGTGTGATTGAGAAAGGATAAGGCAATCACGGACCACTGACCACGGCTGAAGAATAGAATACCCCTTATAAGAAGAATTTCTACAAAAAATAAAAAAATATTTTAAATATCTTCAAATATGACTCTTTCATTCTTCAACAAGCTATTATCATTGATATACTTTAATAGTAGACAAATAATTCATTCTTCTAGTCATTCTTCTGAAGAATAACATACTCTTCTGAGGGGGCTCGCAAATCTGATTGTAATTTAAAATGTTGTTGATTTTGTTGTATTTCTTCTTATAAGGGATATATGAAGTTTAGAAAACCAGGTGACGACATTGTGTTGACTAAAGAGTTAACCGAAATGAGAGACGAACTAACTGCTAGACAAATAGAGTTTGCTCACAACTTAGTGGCTCAAGAGAATAGAAAGACTGCAACCGAATGTGCTATCATGGCTGGCTATTCCCCAAAAACTGCTAGACAAATAGCTTCTCAACTACAAAGTGCGAAGGAGTATCCTAAAGTTCATGCTTATATTAGATCTCTTCAAGAAGATCTTTGGAATAAATATAAAATATCTCCCGCTACACACATGAGAAGATTACATGAAATAGGTCTTCGTGCTGAAAATCCAGACAGTAAAGATATAAATGAATTTGATATGAAACCTGATCTCAAGACGGCTTTAGCTGCTGAGATAAGTAGAGGTAAAGCTGCTGGATATTATGAGAAGAAAGAAAAACAAACAGGTAAAGGTATCGATAGCTTGTCTTTGGAAGAGGTTGATAACCTATTGAAACAAATGAAAAACACAGTTATCATTGATCAAACCCCTACGGATTTGGAGGATGATGGATCCGAGACAGTACAAAGGAACGATCAGCGAAAACAAAGCGATCAACAAGTTCCTTGAAGAAGGCTATCTTGTTTTTAAAAACACTTGTGAGCAAGGGCCTATTGATATTATTGTTGTTAATCCAAAGAACGGCAGAACTCACTTTCTCGATATCAAGACCTCAAAAGGAAATACAATTATCAAAGGAAAAAATGTAGGTGGCTCGGGCGCTAAACTTAAACCCCAGCAAAAAGAACTTGGAGTTAGACTCTGCCTTGTCCAAGGAGACGAAGTTCGCATTGTTGAAAAAAGAGAAACAATCAATCAAAGACAAAGAAAAGAAAAAAGGTTCCTCAATAAAGCGAGGAAAGGAATCAACTTTTTGGAAGAATGTTAAGGGCATAACTCCAAACATTCATTGGACTAGAATTGAAACATACGGAACGCCCGGCATACCTGATTTACTTGGTGTTTTTGTAGATGATAAATTAAAACGAAACATTTCTTTTTGGTGTGAACTTAAATTAACAAAGTTTAACAAGATCAATCTGTCACCTTTCCAAATTTCATGGAATTTAAAGCGTTATTCTCTATGCCAAGATAATTTTATTATGGCCAAGGGGGTCGAAGAGAGGGCTATTTACTTTTGGCCAGGATCCGTGGCCCGTGAGCTTGTGACTAACTACAAAGAGGTTGAACCCTTGTTCGTGGTTCACCAACCATGGACGCATGTGCTTGAGACTGAGATCAGGCGTGTGCTTGTGCATGTTCCTTGATTGATTTTTTATTTTTATTTTTTTTCTGAGCTGTGACCGGGGCAGCTGTGCCCCGATCGGTAATAAATTATTACTATTTGAGCTTTTTCCCCGGGAAACCTCTCTGTCCCGTGGTCATGAATTATTACTCTTCTTCGGTAAACCTTTCCGAGAGTTCGTTAGCGTCTAACATCTCCGCTACTTCATCGATCTCCATCCATTGAACACACATCTTAACTGCCATCATTGGATCAAGAATACCTTCGTCGACCATTTCAATTAATTTATCTCTAGCGTTCATTGTCTGCCTTCCTTTCCCATTGCCAACCAAACATTGCACATATTTCGTTTAAGGGCATGTTCCTTAATATGTCCAAGTCTTTTTCTTCTTCTATCTCTCCCCCATGCAACTCAACGAGTTGTTGCCTTAGATCTTCTTCCGATTCATAGACCCTTTCTTCACATACGCCTTGAAGATCATATCTAATTATTTGCATTTTCTTCTGCCTTCTTTAGCTTGTGCATGTAATCGTTCCACTTGGAATGATCAAAGTTTGGTGCGTGTTGAGTTGCAAATATTTGTATTTTTAATTCGACAAAGTGAGCCAGTGCGTCGTTGTTCCCGTCGCATAATTTTCTAGCTTCATAAACTATGTCGGCCAGTTCTTTTAGATGTTTCTTTGTTATTGTCATAACAAGTCCTTTCTATATATTCTCCCATAATCTAGCACGAACAGCTGCACCCGGCAACAACTAAATGGTCATATTTTATTACCAGGTAAGCTGCCCGAGCAGCTCCAGCTCGTCATAAATTATTACTATTTGAGCTTCCATCTCCGGCAAGTGCCTGTGTCCCGTGGTCAGCTGTGCATGAGCTTCTGCGTGTGCTTGAGCGTGAATTTTTGCTTGTGCTTGAGCGTGTGTGCCTGTGCTTGCGACTGTCCCTTGTGCTTGCGCATTGACTCCAGCAGTTTCTGGGACCCTGGCGTAGAGCTGCCTGGACAGTAATAATTTATTACTTTAAGAGCTGCCGTCTTCATGGCTCGGAGTAATATTTTATTACTTTTATCAGGGGTGTTCGCAGCTCTATATATTCTTCAATTTTTTTTCATTTTCAATAATTCTCATTTGAGCATATCGAATTTTTCCCTGCCAATATTTAATAGTTCTTTCAATTTCTTTTATTTTGATTTCTCTATCAGTCATTGGTTTATTGATCATTTTTTTACTCCGAATATTTATTAAATTAATTATATAATTACAGGATTTTTTATATATAATCAATAACAATTAACAAATATTCAAAGGAAAAAACAATGAATATAAGAGAAATAAAAGAAATGATTTTGAATGAGACATATACTTCTCAATCAGAATTACACGATCAAATTCTAGCATATCTAAATGATAGAGTTTTAACTTTTTGTATAAAAGTTAATCATAGAGAAAATCCTATGACTTTGAAGATGATATATAGGGCAAGATTATTTGGTCTATTAAACCCAACACTCGAACAAAAAACAAGGCATGAAATATTTTTTTGTGAGGAACATGACGAACTAGAAATTGTTGAACGTGATGATATTATTTCAACAAGTTGCGGTAATCAAATATGTAGGGATGCTTTCGACAGTTATTATTTTGAATGCGATAATTGTTCTGAAATTCATCATCAAGATGATAGACACTCTATAGATAGTAGACTTCAAGAGGATTATTGCCAAAGTTGTTATGATAATAATTCCCATTGGTGTGATGATTGCGAAACTACATACCATAGTGATGATCAGTGCGAATGTGAAGCTGATAATTATGATGATCATGAAGATAGCAATTTAAGTGCATGGAATACAAAAAACGTAATTCATAATTTAGGCAGAGAACATTCAATACGTTTTTATGGTATTGAAGTTGAAGTGCAGGTCTTTGAAAAACATTCAAGAAATAAAATTGTCAATATGTTTCGTGATTGTTTCAATCAAGATAGACAATTTATTGTTTGCAAAAGGGACGGATCACTGCACGAAACAAAAGGCTTTGAAATGTCATCTAC